CAAATCATCTACGACAGGCTTCCTAGATATATCATTGACAAATGCAATCATATATTTTTTACCGTCTGCACCACTATAAGTTTTTCTTAATCTATTATCTACGTTGCGCTTCTCCTCATCATTAGGCTCACCATTAGGTAAGGTAATAAGTTTACTAGCAGAAAACCCTGTCTGTGCATTTCCTAAGATATGCTTAGAAACTTCAATGTCAGATTCAATATAATTTAATGCAGCAAAATAACTAGGTAATCCATAGATTCCAATATTAGGTCTGTATTCTTTTATGTAAAGAATTTGTTTGCCTGTTGGTTGCTTAGGGTTAAATGCAGCCACAACAGATGGCTTTACCTTATTGTCTTTCCAATCTTCTTTATACCAATACTGTGTATTGTCTTTGTTAGTTCTTATCTTAACATAATCACAATGCCATAACTCGGCAATGTTACCGGCTAAATCCCAAATAACTTCTAAATAAGCACCACCAAATATTTCAACATCTAAAGATACCTTTCTAGTTAAATCGTTTAAAGATTCTACCCTGTTAGCTTTATCTATAAATGCCTGTGCATCAGGTTCACCTGACCAACCATTGCCGGTAATATAATGCACCTTACTTTTAATAATGGCACTATGCTTTGATGACTTATTGTATAAGTCAACTATGTATTCCGGATAATCGTTATTTTCTCCGTATTTAATATATCCACCATCTACACCCTTTTTCTCTTTGAATTCAGGTTGCCTAGCCTCTGCGAATGTTAATACTCTTAAATCTATCATTGTCTAATTGTATAAGTGTCTGTTGTTGTATATTGGTTATATGTTAGCGTTGAACCTGAAAGCCACATAATACCTGTTTCTAGCTTGTTTAAGCCTGTTGGATTTAAGTTGCTAGTACTTGCTTGTTCGTACACTTCGTAGGTATATTGACCCTCTAATGCAGCACTAAAGCTAGTGTTAGTAACAATTGTAAATTCATTGTATCTATCCTTGTATAAACTTAAATCAGATGTATTTAAAACCACAAATTTTATAATGTTATTACTACTTCTATTTGTAAACACAAATAAATAGTTAGGTGTTATCAATAACTGCTTTTCAGTTAAAGTCATTATAATTGTATTGGTCTGTCCTTTAGTTAAATGTATCATCTATTATAAATAGCAATAATAATAATATTTACAAAACAAGTAAGTAAAGCTATTATTTGACTTATATTGTAATAAAGTAAGTCAATAACTTGACTTTTTGACATACAAAAACCCCCACCTAGAAAACTAGGCAGGGGAACTAACTATGAAAAACTGTAAACTATCCTGCAGTTGTAAGAGCAGCAGCTACTGTACTATTAACCTCAGGTGCTAAAGCAGGTTCAGCTCCTGTGAATGTTAAAGTATAACCACTTCTGTCTCCCTCAGCAGTACCTGTTGCAGCACTACCGGCAGTCAAATCCAATGACCTTGTTTTACCTAGCATAAAGAACTTACCATTGTTGTCTTTAGCAACTGCGACAAGTCTATTTTGTGCTAATAAAAGAATTTCATTTCTTGTATTCGCTTGTAATTTGTTTAAGATTATTGTTAATTCAGGAGTGAAAAATAAGGTACCATTTTGAACATTCGATGCTACGTTTTCAGTAAACATTGAAGTTCCTTTTGTTAACTCATATTTGTAAAACTTCTTACCTGTAGCTTTTACTAATGCAGTAATTACACCACTAGCTTCTGTACTTGAAGTAATATCCGAACTTGCAATAAAATAAACCTCTGTAATTCCACCTAGGGAATCACGACAATCAAGGGTATATCCTTGTGTTAATGCACACGCCATAATATTTATTTTATTTTATTTAAAAATGGGGAGTATATTTCAACTCCCCTTTATAATTAGATAGCTACTTTTACAATCTCATCAGGGAATGCAATGTTCACACCCATTTTGAATTCTGCTGCAAAACGTACTTCATCAGCTTCTTTAGCAAAGAAGATTTCAAATTTTTCTTCTTCGTTTAATAAGTCTGTACCTAAGAACAAATTGCTAAGTCTTAAAGCATATAAATCGTTAGTTCCGTTTAAACCATTCAAAGCAATAACTTTGATTGAAGTCCCCGGCAATACGAATTCACTATCAGCTTTACCATCAAAAGAGTAGTTAAACATATTAGCATTCTTCAATGCAATAGTGTAAGTTCTGAAAGTATCAACACCACATACAATCACCATATCATCTGCTGATACAACTTTTGCAGGGATTGCTTTATAAATACCATCAAATAAACTAACTACGTTAGCTGCAGTGATAGAACTTAATGGAGCACCTGAAACATATCCTGATACGTTAGCATCAACTACACCACTAGCAGCACCAATCAATTTGATTAAACCATCAAACTTGTTTAAGTTACCGTTAGCAGAAGCAGTATCACCTTGCCAAATAGCAGTCTCTAATTGAGAAGCAATTGTTTTAGCTTTTCTATCAGAATAATCTTGCTCAAATGGAATTGAATCATACTGAGAACCTGTTGGTAAAGCCTTTTGTAAATACTTAGCTTCTAATGCCTTTGGACATAAAGCCTCTTGTACTTTGATTTTACCTACTGTTACAGTTCTTTGTGTGAAAGAAGTTGTACCTGATGCGTTCCAACCACAAGACCCACCTGCTTGAAAAAAAGCATCTGTGTCCATAATGTTAATGGTCTCTGCTGATTTAACTCCAACCATTACGTTACCTGCGCTTTTAATTAAAGCTGCAGTTTTTGCTCCTAATACAGAAGAAGTCACCAATGATGCTTCGTTTTCTTTTGTATAGTTTGTTAATGTACTTACTGAAAATGACATTTGTTATAAATTTATTTGTTTAAAATTGCGTTTCTATATTTCTCCAATCTTTCATATTTACTATCGCTAGTGCTTATATAAGATTGAAATGCATTAGCTGATTTTTGAGTAGGTTCAGCAGTTGGGGTATTTGAAAGTGCCTCTACTAATTCAGCTACTTGTGCAAATCCTTGTTTAACTTTGCTCTCTAATTCAGCAATCTTTGTTTCTAATTGACTTTTTTGTGCTGCGAAGTCTGCCTTTAATTCTGCAACCATTGCAGTTGTATCTTGTGCAGGTGCAACAGGTGCAGCAGGTGCAACAGGTTCTTCTACAATAACATCTTCTTTAGGAGATGCTATTTCAATGATATATCCTAACTCATCAACTTGGATAGAAGTCATATCCATTAATTGATATTCACCTTGTGGAGCAGGAGTGCCGTCAGCCATCTCTACCATACCACCAATTTCTAATGCAGAAATCATAACCTTAGTACCATCTACTAAAGAATATTCAGCCATCTCTACCTTTGTAACTGTAGGCTCTACAGGTGCAACAGGCTCAACAACTTGTGGCATATCTTCGAATAATGCCTTGATTTGTTTTAATGCTTCTTTTGGATTCATTTTATTTTTCTTTAAATGTCAATATAAAGCCTAGTTTATCACTTAACCATTTATCCTTATTATTTACCGTTCATCACAAAGTTAAAAAAAAGTGCCCAAATGTTTGGATTGTGTTTAAAACCTGTCTATATTTGTTATGTAATCAAATGACAAACACTATGAGCCACAAGATTCTTCCCCCTCCCATTGAAATCAAGATGTCTATTTTTCTAATCGTTTCAGCTATCGTTTCAGTTATTATTCAATTATTAATCAAATAAAAAATCAATTATGAAACAAGATGAATTAAAAAAACAAATGGAATTTGAAGTAGAAAACAATTTCCCAAATGGGGATTTATGGAATGAATTATCAGATAAATTAGATGAACTTGAAAGAGTTCCTAGTAGTTTTGAAATTATTATGCAGATAATGAATTCACCAAAAGAACATTAATTAAAAAATTAACTAATAAAACTAAAAAATTATGAAAGTATTTAACACTAAGTTATTAAGTTCATCACCTAAATTGGAAGATGCTGAAAAAATGGTAAATAACTATTTTTATTCAAGTAGCTACAAATTAATACCCTATCAAACTACTAATGGGATAAGCTACGATATTGTCGGAATCAAAGGTAAATTGGACAATTTTGTAGTAAAACAAAAGAAAGGAAGGTATAAATTTTACGAAATAGAATTATCACATATTATTAAATTTCCTAACAAATTAAAATAAACACTATGAAAAATCTAATTGAAAAGTATGAAAGTTTGGGTTATTCTTTGAATGTTAAAGAAGAACCACTTATTATTGCTAACTGTATGAAACTTAAAAGTAAAGCAAGATTCCCTAAGCCTTTATTTAATTTTAGATTCAGAAGCATTGAAAGAATGAATGAATTTTGTACTGAATGGATTGAAAGAGTAGAAACTAATATCAATTCACAAAATGAAAGAAAAGCTAAAAAGAAAGAAGCCCAAAAGGTTATGAACCACAATTTCAAAGAAGGTATGATTCTTTACAATAGTTGGGGATATGACCAAACTAACATTGACTTCTATCAAATTGTTAAATCTAAAGAAAAATCAGTAATTTTAAGAGAAATTGCTAGTAGCACTGTTGCAGGTTCAGAAGGTTTTATGAGTGCAAGTGTTAAGCCTGTTAAAGATTATTTTGTAGGCGAACCAATTCTTAAAAAAGTTAATCTTTCAGTAAATTATAATGGAAGCATTAGCTATCACATTGCAGCTAAACATGGTTGTTTCTGCGAGTATGCAAATGCAGAATCAGGAGTTTACTCTAGTTGGTACGCTTAATTAAATATGAATAAAATAAAATATAACTCACTAGCCCTTGCTGCTGAATACCACAAGTATCAGCAGTATGGGGTTAAACCTTATTTATATCATTTATTAGATGTATGGTTTGAAGCAGAAAAATTCTGTAATCAAAATAATATTAAAGGTGTTAAAATGGATATAATCCTTTCTGTATGTGCATTACACGATATATTAGAAGACACCACATTATATGAAGATAAACTTAAATTTATAAGTTATAAAGTTTATAACAATGTTAAATTATTAACTAAGAAACCACCATTAGATAAATACTATATTGAAATATCAAAAAGTGAAATAGCTTCAATAGTAAAACTATGTGACAGGATATGTAATGTTAGGGAATGCATTAAGAATAGAAACTACCATAAATTAAAAAAGTATATATCTGAATCAAATGAATTCAAGATTATATACTCTAATATTAATAAGCCTTTATCTAATAAGTTAGAAAGGCTTTATTTTAAAGGAAAGCTAATTAGTATTTTTCGTATTCAGCCTTACTAATCATTTTGCCTTCTAAAATAGCATCAACCAATTTGTTAGGTGCACCTTCTACTTTGTATGGGGTCGCACCTTTTTCTTTAGCTTCATAACCACCTTCAGGGATATTTCTAAAAGCAACTTCTTCAAAAGAATTCTCAAAGAATACTTCTTTCCCATTGGCAATTTCACTAAGTAAGTTCTCATTTCTCATATACACAATTTACTAATATTATTTGATTATTACAAAAATTTACTGTAATATTTTTTAGATTCTTGTTCTATTTGTTTTCTTTGTTTATCATCCTTCCCAATTGCTAATACACGATACTTTTCGTATAAATCGTGACCTTTCCCAC